GGGGGATTAAACAACAAAGTAATAAAACTAACATTAAATTAAAATTAAAGGGCATAGAACGCATACTATTATTTGATACTACCGTATGAGCAATACCAGTACCTGTAGGAGCAGGACTTATATTAAGAGCATTCATTTTCGTATCAAGATCTAATTCAGGTTCAAAAGAATTCCAGGAATAATTATTTTCAGGAGTAAACTCTTGTAATAATTCTTGATGGTTTTCAGGGTCCATAAGAGAAATATCATTAGCTTTAAAAACTTTGTGTAGGACTTCTACTGCTTTGTGTTGGGAATAATCATGAATGACGGAAAATAAGTGACTAGATTTTTCTTCGCATGATAAGGTATCATACTGTCGGATATTTTGTAAAAATAAGTATAAAAAATCTCGGGTCACTAAACATCTATCAGATAAATTAGTTTTGGCACGACATGTAGCAAGAAAATCATCAAACATAATTTTAGAGGTTTGAGAACCATTTATATAATATAAATTATCACATTGAGAAAAAGTGTACTTTTCTCCAGTATCTAATTTACAATCATAAATTATTTTATGTTGAGATTTTTCAGCGCGGACATGGGAATAACTTGTTCTTCCTAACTGTTCGTTAATGGCTTTAGGATTTGCTAGCTTTAAGTGAGATAATAATCCCAATAAATTTTGATAAGCTTTTTGTTTTGCATCTTTTTTAGAAGGTGCATCAGCAAATACTCTCCAGTCATATTTTCCTTTGCCTTTTGATCTAAGATCAACATGTAAAATACATGTAGCACGGAAAATAGCTGAATCCATTCGTATAGGGGAAGGTAAAGAGTCAAACAGTGTTTCAACTGTTCCAATACCATTCAGTAGAGTTTGATCAATATAGTTAATGTAGTTAGCACTTGTATCAATATTTGTCATATCATAAATGAAATCACAATTATTTTGCTTAACTACGCGCCTCTTATTACCTATGATCTGGTAATAAGAAGTATGAGGGTCGTATTTATTATTAGACACTAGCATATCGCTTTTAAAACCCACCACCGCCCGCCGTCTGGATTGTTTCTCAGTAAAAAAAAAATTTTCAGGTAATTCAAAAG